GTACCGGAATAAGTACCTATTGATACTGGAGTACTATCTATTTTTAATCCTGCTAATGTAAAGTTTCTAAAAGTTATAGTATCTCCTTCAGAATCAGTAGCTGATATTTGTTTAGAGCTATCTCCATCATTTTCATCTTCGCTAAATCCTGCAATAGTTTGATTATTTATGTTAGGATTTACGTTATTAGTTACATTTATAGTAATAGGAAGTGTAGTAATCGAATTTACATCTCCGTTTTGATAATGTTCGTCTGAAGCACTTATACTAAATGAGTAAGAAGATGTAGTTTCAAAGTCTAAAGAGGCAGTAGCTTGTGCTATTGATACATAAGTTCCATATTTGGTTATGCTAAAATGATTTCCTGGTATAGAACTAGACTGTATAGTAATAGTATCAGATTCTGCATCAGTAAAGTATATTTTAGTAACTTCCCCAGTAGATGCATTTTCGTTTCTACTTGAACTAAACGACGTTATTATACTACCTCCAGTAGAAGTTTCTCTAAATACTGGTGCTTCATTAGGAGTCACTCTAATGTATATAGTTTTATTTGTAGTTGCATTGAAAGTATCGGTAGCTGATACTATTATAGGGTGAGCTAGTACATCATCTCCTCTATTAGCTGTATTAAAAGATGCTGTAGCTAAAGCGTTTAACGTTAATTGACCACTTCCTGATACTCTAAACTTATCTGCTGTATAAGCTGAGCTAGTTCCAAAGGTTAATGATTGACCTTCTGGATCTGTACCGGCTAAAGTTACAACAGCTGATCCTGAGGTAGAAAATTCTTGAATTACTTGATTTCCAGTAGTAATAGTAGGACTATTATTAGGAAAAAATATAGCATCTAAAAATTCAGTTACACTCCCAGTTGTTCCCGTGTTAAATGACGACGTAAAGAAGCCAGGTAAGTGAATTTGAGATATTACTCTATTACCATCATATGTAATATCACTGAATCCTGATGATGCTGCAGAAGCAGACGTTAAATACGAACTACTAGCAGCATTCAAAGCAGTAATACTTGTGTTAGCTGAGCCTGTAAATGTATTTAAAGCAGTAATACTTGTATTAGCTGAACCTGTGAATGTATTTAAAGCAGAAATATCCGTAACTTGATCAGAACTAAATCCTAATGCTGCTGCTGAAGCAGAAGTTAGTATATTTACAAATGCTGAACTTGAATATACTTGAACATCGTTAGAAGATGTATTAAATATTATGTCTCCTGACTGTAAAGTAAGAGAACCAGTAGCACTATTAGCAAAAGAAGGTAATCTTAACACTCCTCCTTGAATTTGTACAGCATTTGATGCACTTAACTTCAAAGTACTACCTGCTATCAATGTAGGAGTTCCTCCAGTAGAGGATCTAAACTGAGTTGCTGTAACAGAACCGGTTACTATTTGATTACCTACAAAAGTATTAGATCCAGTTGTAGCTAGACCGCTAGTATCTCCTCCTGAAGATGTTACAAACCCAAAAGCATCTATTTGAGCTGAACTACTTATGGTTCCAGCCGGTAAAGATGTAAGATATGATGAGGTTGCTGCATTTAAAGCTGTAATACTTGTGTTAGCTGATCCAGTAAATAGGTTTAATTGTGTAACATCACCAGAACTAGTAACGTATCCTAAAGAATCTATCTGATTTGAACTACTAATCAGCCCAGCAGGTATGTCTGTAAGGTCGTTATAGCTACTAACTCCTGAAGAAGTAATAAAACCTAAAGTTTCTATTTGAGCAGATGATGATACTGTACCTGAAGGTGTAGAAGTTAGATAAGATGATGTAGCAGCTTGTAATGAACTTAGTCTACTCAGGGTAGAACCAGTAAATGTATTAGTTGAACCTGAAAAAGCATTAAGAGGTAATAGGGATGCAGCACCGGAAGAGCCTGCTTCTAAAGTAGCGATTCTAGTATTTATACTTGAACCGTTAAGAAGTAAATCAGATCCAGATATATTCAATGAACCAGTTAACTGTATTCCTAAATCTGAAGGTCTAAATATAGCGGTAGCACTAGAACTACTTCTAAATATTAACGATCCCGATAATTCAGTGCTAAAGTTTGTCATTATCTGCTTTTTTTTACAAGCTTTTTACTTCTTGTTATAAATATTACTGTTAAAAACTACTTTCAGTTTCAGTTCCGAATTTAATTGCAGATTTTGAATAAAATTTCTTTGAGTTATAGGCTTGTGCATTGATTGTATCTGTTATTATATGACCTAAAAGGTTAATACTAAATTCCGTTTTATTAATTCTTTCATTTCCTTGCACAACCTCGGTTACAGTAGTATAACTATCTATCATTGCTCTGAATCTATATTTAGATGGGTCTCCCCAATAGGAATCAGAAGCAAAATTTATACCTTCTATTATTTTATTATTTTGTTCTAAGTAGTCAGTAAATATAATACAGGAATATACTATGTTTACATAGTCAGGAATGACTACAGCATAGAATTCCTTTTCAGGTACCCTATTATTTAGTACTGAAAACTTGTCGTATACGTTTTGTTTAGAGAAAGTCTTAGTAAATATACCAAAATTATGTGGATTATTAGCATCTAACTTATTTCCTAACTGTCTATTCTTTTCTAATGAGTCTCTCCTAAACATTATTATAGGAGCTTGCATTTTACCGTTCTTATCTCTGTAGTATCCGTCTTTTTGTACAGCTTTCCATCTCTCAGGTGACCCATATACTAAAGGAACATTAAGTATTTTACCATTTTGAGTTACTTGCGGTCTTAATACATCATTAAAGTAGTAGTATATAGCTTCATCTATATCTTTTATACCTACTTTAAAGTTTTGTACCTCGTCATCATCTCTTCTTATCTGGTTTTCTCTATTTCTATCAGTATTTAGTAGTGCTTTTGGGTTAATTTCACCACCAGATTCAGGATTTTTGTACGTATTAAACGTATCCTGTGATAGTTGCTCTTGGGATTTCGGTATATTAGGTTTTTCTGCCATATTATCTTACTTCTGCTATGCCAACTCTGTCGGCTCTTGTTAAATGACAGTCAACTATAATAGATATAGAAGAACCAAACCCAGATGTACTTGAGTTAAGGTTATAACTACTGTCTCTACCTAAGAATAACTGGTTCTCTCGTACTGTATCCACTTCGTAGTAGTCTTCATGCCAAGATATAATATCTCCTACCTCTGGTACTACATTTACATCAGATAAGTCAGGTCTTAAGAAGGCAAATGATGCTTCTCTACCTAAATCAGGACCAAATTCTTGTATATCAATGACTTGATCACCTCTAGTTATTAAACAATTAAGTTTAACTGCTGTGTTATAAGTTTTTTCTAAGGATTCACCGTAAATATTGATGTTAATTTCATCTAATGCTATTTTATAGTACAATATCTCTTGTTCTACTATGTCTTTTAGTAGTTCTCTATTGATATTTACCAGTAAATCGAAGTCTCTGTTTGATCCAAATAACATATTAGTATTCTCCAGGTGTTTTCATTCGTTCTACTGATTTACCAGCTACTTTAAACGAATTTATCTCTTGATACCTACTCATCGCATTCTGTTTTAATGAAGCAAATGCTTCAGATGGTGGTTTCTGAGTGATTATTTTAACTTTAAATATATATCTATTACTAGAATCATCAGAATTAGCGATAGTACACGTAGTCACACCGGGTAACGCTCTTATTAAGTCAGCAAGCACAGATGGACTGGTGTCATTACTTATTACCTGCACCATTGCTCTAAAAGGTGTATAAGTTACCTCTCCTAATATTATTTTATGCAACTTCATTATCCTATATATATTGTATAAGGTACATCACTAAGTGTTTTCCTTAAATTTTCTCCTTCACTAGCTTTTCTCTCTAATTGTGCTTGTCTAGATGTCTGTTCTAACATTTCTTTTAGTTCAGTAAGTAATTTTTCTTTTTCAGCTCTAGAATCAGTAAGTAAATCAGCTTGATTTAATGTAGCCTCACTTCCTGGTACTGGAACTGTTTGATATTTACCTCTTATATATGCTAATAGTTCTTTTGCTAGAGCTAAAGTGTATCTAAATATCCATTGCCTGCCTACACTATTAATTTGAGAATAAACTGGGTTACTATATGGTACTTCTGCTACGTTAGTAATAAGACTAGTGTCAGTTGTATGACTAGCACTACGTTTATCGTTTATTTTGTAGTATTCGAACCTAATAGTAGTTGCTTTTTTAGGTACTGGAAATAATTTTAGTTGATTATTTACTAATTCGAATGAATAAGCTGATCTTCTTATCTGATCGTTAAATTCTATTGCTTGTACCTTTAACATATCGTAAGAAGCAGGCATTAATAGGAAATTAACCCCGGGACTAAATGATCCAAAGTCAAAAGCATCCATTAATGACTGTATTCCTGTACCAGTACCTGCATATGGGTCAAAATATCGTAAAATAGCAGGAGGAGCTTCGTAAAATACCTTCCTAATTTCTATACTACCAGTAACTCCGTTATCAGTAGCCCATTGATCCATATCATAATCTTGAACGTTCTTAGTTGTAGTAAGAGAACCAGTATATCTAGTAGTATACCCTCCTACTTCAGCTTCTGTACCGTAATTTTTACTTATTTCAATTATTCTTTGTAAAGAAGAGTCTATTAATTTGTTATTAAACGTACTACCAGTACTTATTCCTTCTATATTAAGGTAATTTTCCCTTATTTTATACTGAAAGACTTCGTTACCATAGGTAGTAACTGCTTCTTCGAAACAAGCAAAGAAAGAACCATCTTGTAACTCTACATCCATTAAAGGAAACCCTAAGCGAGTGCCACAAAATTTAGCTACTTTTTCAGCGTCAGCTTGAAATGAAGTATCCGTATCATAAAATCCGAAAGGAGTAGAGCCAGTTGTAAAGGTTGCACTACCGTCCCATATAGTAACATTAGCCATTTATAAGAGTTTTATATAAATAGCCAAAAAAAAAGAGGCCCGAAGGCCTCTCTTTATACATATTCTAAGTAATCTTAGATCTGAGATAAGTCTGAGATAAAGATTTTTCCATAGAATTCTGGTCTGATCATCTTCTTAGCATATCGAGTCATTAAACCTTTTCTAGGAGTGAAGGTTTCTGGATCGTATACTAGAGGAGTCATCATTAATGGTACGTAAGGTGCATATACAGCTCCTGTTTCTAGGAATTGTGAACCTCTAAATCCTAACAAGATTGTATTTTCAGTCATATAAGGATTCTTATACACTTTAAATCTGTTAGCTAGAGATCCTACTCTCTGTACGCCCATGTTGAATTCAGCCTGATCTCCGTCAGTAGCAGCTGCATATCCAGGAATAGATTCTAGGATAGTAGCAACGTTAGGAGAACATACTAGGAAGTTTGCTCCACCTCTTAACGTTTTCTGGTGAATTTTGTTAGATACTTTTTGGATTTTAGTACCAAGAGTTTGGAACCATTGTCCTTGAGTATTGTAGAAATCTGATGTGTCAGTTGACCATGCAGATCCATTCCAAATTTTATTGTTTTCAGCAGACCATCTTTCAGTAGTTCTTGCTTCAAGAATCAACATATCAAGAATCTCTAGATCGATTTCCATTGAAATGTACTCACTAAGTAGTGAAGTCAATTCAGCTTCTGCATCGATTGAGTGATATGCGTTAAGATCTTGTGCAAATTCTGGAGTCCATTGTGCTTTCAATTTTCTTGTTTTAGCAACAATTGCTTCAGAAGCAAGATTTACGTCAATTTCAGGAATTCTGATTGATGTATCTACAGCTCTATCAGAGTTAGCTTCAAAGTCTCCTCTGTCATTATCTACTGGCTGAGTTTGATACAATACTGTTGCATCAATTGTGTCAGTAGTAAAGTTAGAAGCAGTAACTACGAAAGTTACAGCATTTCCACTTACAGTAGTTAATTCTGGATGAGAAGTAATATCAGAAGATGCAGAGAAGATTCTAAATGCTCTTGCTCCTAATCCGTCGATATTGTCTGAACTAGAAAAAGTAGTTGTAAATGTTTTGAATTGGCTTGGGATCAAGTCGTTATCGTAAGCGATAGAAGCAGACGAAGCAGAACCAGTAGCTGTACCGGCAAATGCTTTTGACTGAGAATTGATAGTATATCCGAACTGACCAGCGCCATAAAGACCACCAGCTACTTCAGTATCTACTGCCATTTTAGTTCCTGCTTCAGTTACGTTACCGTACATGTTTCCACCGTCAGATCTTCCTCCTACACCGTCTCCATATTTGAAGTCTAGGTAGAATACTAGCCCTGAAGGCAAATTCATTGGTTGTACTGATACGAAGTCTTGCGCTACAATTTGAGCGAATACTTTACGTACTAATGGTAGAGCTACACCTGCCCACTGCTCGCCGTCGCCAGCTGTGAAAGTACCTGTTGAAGTTCCAACGTTGTTGGCTTCAGCAACGATTTGTTTAGCTTGGTTTTCAAGGATCATAGCCATGTTACTAGCTACTCTCTTATCTTCAATACCTTCTAACAAACCAGAAGCACTCCACTTTTCTGCTAATCTAGCAGAGTCAGCCTGTAGGCTTTTGTAAGTGTTTGAGCTCTCAAGTAAATTTTTAATTTCCATGATAAAAGTTGTTGTTTATTTATTTAATTATTCCTGCTAATTTTTGCATCCTTAAAACAGCGTCAGATACTTCACTTATTACTTCAGGTTTTCTAGCTGTAGTTCCTGTAGCTTTAGATGCCATACCTTTGTGCTCTTTAATAGTAGTCTCTTTTTTCGTTACCATATTTTCACTTACAGTTTCGAATACTAATTTTACTTCTTTTACTGTTTCAGCTTTATCGAAAGCAGCAATAACGTTAACTTTTTGAGACTCATTTAAATTATTAGCTTTAAATATTTTGTTAACGTATAAAAGTTTTGAGTTAAGAAGATTAGTTTCATGAAGATCTACTTTAAGCTGCTCGATAGTTTCAAGAGCTTGCTTTAGTTCTTTATTAGTTTCTTCTTTTACTGTTCTGTTGACGTTCTTAGGTTTGTCTTCTTTAGATTCTGCTTCAGCTGAGACTTGATTAGAAGTATCTTCATCCATAGCTTTGTCTTTTTTCTTGCCATGCATTGCTTCATCTTTTTTGTCTTTGTGAGCTTCGTCCATGTCATCATGATCTTCAGCTTCACTTACAGCTTCTAGTTCTCTTAAAAGTTCATCTAAGTCGATTTCTTCTTCGTCAGCAGGTTCGTCACCAGGAACATCAAGTTCTGGTTCGTCTCCCATACCTTCGATATCACCGCCGTCCATATCGTCTGCCGGTAATTCATCGTCTGCACCTGCTCCCATTTCTTGAGCAATTACATCTCTGATTAAATCTTTAAACTGATCAACAGTCAAATCTCCGATTTCTTCGTCGCCTTCAGCGTCTTCTTCGCCTTCAACGTCTTCGATTTCGTCTTCTGCTTCGTCATCAGATTCTTCTGAGTCATCCTCGGCTTCGTCTTCTTCAGCTTCACCAACTGGATCTACTTCTGATAGGTCTTCCTCTACTGCTTCTTCTTTTTTAGGTTTAGGAGCTTCATCCATATCATCATCTTTATGAGCTTCATCCATGTCCTTATCCTTGTGGGCTTCGTCCATGTCTTTATCTTTATCGTGATGCTTGGCTTCTTCTACCTCTTCTTCTTCGATTTCGTTTACTACTTCTTCATCAGTGGATTTGTCCTCCATCTCTTGAAGTTTAGCAGCTAACATATCTTTCAGATGAGGTGTTAAA